TATTATCACGAAGGCATAGTTTGGATTACCGCTGTAGCAGAGGGCGGGCAAACTGCAACCGCCGATGTTATACGAACTTGCGGGTCTACAGACCCTACGGACGATTGGGCTGAGGGTTCTTGGGGGGACTACCGCGGGTGGCCTGCGATAGTTGAATTTCATCCTGAAGATAGGCTTGTTTTTGCTAATACTTACACTGAGCCACAAACATACTGGATGACCAGAACAGGCAATTATACCGATTTTTCAAGAAGTTCGCCACTTCAAGATGACGACGGAATATCTTCGCCTCTTCCGTCAAGGCAAGTAAACGGCATAAACGGATTAATCCCATTAGGCGAAATGGTAATGCTAACCTTGTCTAATGAAGTAAGTGTTAGCGGCAGCGATGGACCAATTACGCCAACAACGGCGATGAACAAAATTCACGGGTGGGAAGGTTCGTATGGCGTTCGACCAGTAATTATCGGAAATAGAGCGATTTATGTTCAATCTACAGGCTCAATCATCAGGGATTTAGGCTTTGATTTATATTCTGACACATTTGTTGGTAACGACCTTAGCATATTCTCAAACCATTTGTTTGCCGACCACACTGTTACGGAAGTAGCATATCAGCAGAACCCTGACAGAGTTGTATGGTTTGTAAGGGACGATGGCATTCTTTTGTCTATGACATATCTACAAGAACAGGAAGTGGTAGCGTGGGGCTGGCACGATACCAATGACGGCAACGATTTGTTCGAGTCAATTTGCACAATAAGAGGGAGCGGGTATGATGAAGTATGGGTTTCTGTAAATAGAAATGGCACGCGCTATGTTGAACGGATGAAAAAACGAATGGCTTCCACAGAGCTTGAAGACCAGTTCTTTGTCGATTGTGGAACTACTTACGACGGCGAAGAAACAACCACTATTGTGGGGCTTGAGCACCTTGCGTCAAAGGCAGTGTCCGTTCTTGCAGACGGGGTGGTAGTTAGCGGAAAAACAGTGTCGGCTTCTGGTGAATTAACTCTGGATACTGCGGCTTCAACTGTCCAAGTAGGATTGGCATATAAGTCTGACTTAGAGACGCTGAACGTGGAAGTTAACCTCGAGGACGGTACGGCACAGGGTAGAAAGGTGCACATACCGAATGTGGTCCTGAGACTCCTTAACACTAAGGGCGGTTATATCGGTGCTAACGAGGATAGTTTATATCCTATGAATTTATCCTCTCGTGCCGATTATAACGCAACCTCTTTATTCTCTGGGGACCACGCGGTATCTCTCGGTGTCGGTTATGCCGAAGGAGGAAGATTCTTTTTCAGACAATCGGACCCGCTTCCTGTAACCATAACAGGATTAATCCCACAAGTTTCGGTTGGTGGATACACAAACGTAAGGTAAACAAAGGAGGCAAAACAAAATTAGGAATATGATATATTATAAATCAGAATTAGCCACTGTAAGAGACAGTAAGAAAACCGACATAGACAAATTAGCTCCTAATCTGCGGGAAGACGACAAAAAAGAAATTTATCGGTCTCATCATCAGACACCGCAAGGTTCTTTGTTGCGAGGGTTTTACGATTCTATTTTTTGCCTAAGCGTTGTATATCAAAAAAGACCAATTGCGATGTTCGGTGTTGTCCCAAAAACTATATTGGGAGGGACCGCAACTGTTTGGCTATTAGGCAGTCCCGAAATAATGAAAATCCAGCGAGTTTTTGCTAAGCAATCAAACTATTTCATAGATTTGTTTTTAAGCCACTTTTCTTGTCTTGAAAATTTTGTTGATGTGGAAAACGAACAGTCTATAAAATGGCTTAAATGGTTGGGAGCGGTTTTTGAAAAGCCAGCTCCTTATGGCGAGGAAAAGAAATTATTCAGATATTTTTGCTTTAGGAGAGAGCCGTGAACAATTCTCATTTTTATTATAATTATCCGAACATTTTGTTTTCTTATGATAGGCTGTATTGCGAGCCAATAACAATCGCTGCAACAGCTGCTGCTGCTGCTGGCGGTATGCAGATGTACGGACAGTATCAAGAAGGGAAAGCAACAGCCCAGATGTATAACTATCAAGCCGCACTCAATTATCAAGAGGCGGCGACCAGGCGCAAATATGCCGAAGAACAAAAAAAGGCTATCAACGAAGCAGCGGTGGCGAATATTACTCTTGAACAAACAGCTGCTGGTCTCGAATCCGCCAGGCTTATGCGTGATGTATCTCAATTAACAGGAAAACAGAAAGCCGCTATCGGGGCATTAGGTATTGGTGGCGTAACAGCAGAAGATATTGCAATAGATACTTTTGATAAAGCAAGATTAGACCAGTTAGCTATTAGATACAATGCGAATGTCCAGAGTTGGCAAATAAGAGAACAGGCGAAAAGGGATATATGGACGCTCGGCGAAGAGGTAAAACAAAAAACTTGGGCTTTAGAATCAGAGGCTGGGCAATATAGAGTGGCGGGTAAACAGGCGAGAAGAGCTGCTAATATTAAAATGGGGGCTACATTGCTTGAAACTGCCGCTTCTGTGGCGAATATAGCAGGGATGTCAAAGACAGGCACAACGACAACAGCTACGCGCGGGGCTACGCCAGGCGGAGGGTCTTATCAGTTTCAGGGCGGGTATAGGTTTAGGTGGTGAGGAAAGGAGAAATATGAAAGTTCCTAAATATCAACAACAAATTGGAATAGAAACAGCCAGAACTCGTCCAGCGAGAATGCCGCAAGTGAGTATGCCTAAAGCTACTCCAGGAGCGTTTGGAGCGGATGTTGCGAGAGCTACTCAGTCCTTAGGCAGAGTTGGCGAAAAAATTGCAGAGCATTTGGCAGATATGGAAAGAGAGAGGCAGGACATTGAAGTCCGCCGCCGTGAAACTGCCTATATGCGGGATTGGCAAAACCGCTTAAGCAGCCAAGAAGAAGAAACGGTTGTGGTTGGCGACAAAGAAATAACTCGTCCTAAAGGGCTATTGCTTCGCAAGCTTGAGACAGCAGAAGGGGCGACATTAGAAGCAAACAAGATATATCAAGATACGTTAAAACCATCTCTTGATGGATTGTCTCAATATCAGGTTAACAAACTTGAGCCCTTTATCAACAGGTATTTTTTAACAGTACAAAGAAAGGTGATTGCTCACGAGGCTAATCAGCTTGACGCTAAGAATAAAAACGAAACAGATGCAAATCTTGAATTGAGAAGACAGGAAGCAGCTTTAATTAGAGACAAACAACAACTCGCCGACGCTATAGACGGAGCGATAGAAGCCGCTGCTCCTTATTACAAGAAATACGATGAAGCGACAAGAAAGGTATTGAACGAGAAAATTGCCAGCGATATGGTAGAGACAACTGCAATATCAGCTTTGAACAGTTCTGGAGATTTAGCTCTTTCGCAAGCTCTTCTGGATAGTGCTAAAGATAAAATCTCTTTGTCTACCTACAATGATATAAAAAGCACGCTTGCCAAAGGTTATAAATCTATGAAAGCAGAGTTAGAGAATATACGCAAAGAAAAGAGAATACTTGACAGGTTTGATTTAATATCCAAAATAGCTAATGGTGAGCTTGACTGGACAAACTCTTCTGAGATAATAAGAGATACCGCAGATAAAGACACAAGATTGGCGGAGGCGATGGTTGCGGCCGTAAAGAGAGTGGATTATGAGCCTAAAACAGAAAACCAGGATTTTATGGAATTGGCTGAAAATATGTTTTCGTCTCCAGACGCTGAAAAAATAAGCGATTTTCTTGTTGACGCCTTGTCTAATAAGAATATTAGCAAAGACAAGCTCGCTGTTCTCGTATTCACGGCGAAAGCAAGGGCGGATGAATTGAAAAATGGCGAGACTAATGGATTTTTTAAGAGAGTTTTTGACGTTATAAAAATGTCGTCTTTTGGACTTTCTGGTGCAGCGAGAATTTTAATAAATACGGTAAAAAAAATGCAAGAAAAAAAGGTTGAAGGCGAGCAAGTTGTCGATATAGCCAAAGAAGAAATAAAAAAACAAATAAAAAAAGACGAGCCTTCTTTGTTAATGAAAGATGATATCCCGAATGACATTTATAGTAAAGATACAGGGGTGAAAGAAGTTTATAAGGGGGATACAGAACTAAAACCAGATTATAAATTCAGAGAAGAACCAACAACAGAAGATTACACGCAAGAAGATTTAGAATGGACGGCGAACAAATACGGAATAAGCGTTGAAGAAGTAAAAAAAAGACTGGGGATTGAGTAATGCCAAAGTACGGAACAAAAAAATATCGTGGCATATTAACCGCTGAACAAGAAAAAGAAATCGTATCTCGCATTCCTGCGATTGCCTCAGCGGTTAAAACAGCCGAAGGTGACCCTACAAGATTCGGCGTTAGGAGCGAGCCCGTTAAATCTGTTGCTTCTGCTAACAAGATTTTGAATAATTCTATTTATAACAATTATGTCCGTTGGGTTAAAGCAAGTAAGCCAGGCAAATTTATAGATTTTATGCAAAAAAGGTGGGCGCCGATTGGTGCGAAAAACGACCCTAAAAACCTAAATAAAAATTGGGCGAAAAATGTCCGTTACGCACTAAAAAAACAATTGGGCGAAAAATACAAAGAGTGGGAAAAATTAAATCTTGTTTTTTTAAATCCTTTTTCTGTTAAAGAAGCTTACGCGGCAGAACCGAGAGACCTATTGTCTGAAAAGCTGGGAAGAGAGCCGAGAGATTTATTTGCCGAAACCGAAAATACGCCTACTTCCTCTGGACAGAAAAAAGATAGAGTGATTTTTTTAAAGGACGAAAACAAAACAATCGGTTTCCCCGAAGATATGCCTTCAGGTGACATAGAAAATACTTTATTCAGGCGTGGGGTAGGATTGTTAAAAAAAACAACTAAAGAAATAGGAAAGCTTGATTTTGGGCAAAAAATAGCAAAAGCATACTGGTCTTTTAATAAAAAAATGATAGAAGAAATGCCACCGTCGCAAAGGAAAGGCGTTTACGGGACAGAAGATGTTGAAAAGATATTACAGGAAGAAAAAAAACGGGGAGAAAAAGCGTCCGCTTTTGGTTTCGGGGCTTTTCGGGATTTAAGTTTCGGGCTTTTGCCAAAAAGCGAATGGGAAGAAAACGTCGTGCAAAAGCACCCAATATTTAATAGAATAGGCAATGCGGCTGGGCAAATTGGTAGCTTTGTAATAACAGGCTCGGCTCTTGCTCCTATAACAGGGGCAAAAGCGATAAAATTGTCACTCGCAAGTAAAAAATATTTGCCAAATGCTTACAGATTTATCCCGTCTATGATAACAAGAGGCGCTACTTTTGGTACGGTAAGAGGTATAAACGAAGCGGTAAAACAAGCGCAAGCAGGTGAATTTAAACCTGTTGAATTAGGCAAAGAAATATCTAAAGCTGTTGGCTTTGGCGCTGGTTGGGGAGCGGCTGGAGAAATGGCAACTTTCCCGAGAAGGGTATTAGCGGCAACAGGAGTTGGTTTTGTAGGAAGCAAAATAGAAGGAGGCTCTAACATAGACGCTTTGCTCGGCGGGGTTATTGTAGGCGTTGTAGAAGCTGTAACAGGAGCAAAAACAAGTTTGCGGCTTAAAAAACAAGCGATTGACCAGCTCGAAAAAACATTAGGCAAAGCATATTCTTGTCGAACAGGCAAAACTCAAATTGAGGGCGAAAAGCTTGCAAGTAGATGGCTTTCAAGCGAAGCGTACAAGGCTGGTGGATGGGGGAAAATCTTCAAACAACCGACAAATAAGTTCTTAAGGTTCGTAGAAGGAAGTATGTATAGGCTGGAAAAAGCGATAAAGGCTGGCAAGTTTAAGGGTAGACCAGCAGAAGCAGAAAAGCCTGCTCAAATTCCAGTCCAAGAAGGCGCTAAAACAAAAGCCGCCGCTGTTGTCCCAGAAGTGGAAAAAAACTTCTTTAAAAGATACGGAGATTACCAAAGGCATTTGCAGGCACTTGTTACCCCACAAGGTAAAGTTTTGTGGGACAAGCCTATGAGCGGACCAGGAGCTGTTAGAAAAAGACCAGAGGGACACATAAGCATACTCGAGCGAGAAAAAATGCGCCCTGTTGGCTGGGAATATGACCAAAATTTGCGGTTTACTTATGTTGCACCTTTAGGAGAGAATGCGGGATATGTACAAATTGAGGGAGGTACGGCAAACGAAATATTACAAAATAAAGAATGGATAAAACTTATGCCTAAAATGGCAGAAGATTTAATTTCTAAAGGCGTTTCGCCTAAAACTATTGTTACCGTTAAAAAGAACGCTTTAAAGCCTTTTGAAAAGGGGACAAACCAAATAGGAAATTTAACATTAGAAAAACTACTTAATGCTAAACCGTCTGACATCCAAAAACCTGCTGCTCCTGTAGCAAAGCCTGCCGAGAGTATGACAGGGCAGGATTTTCTGCGTGAAAGGTGGGCAGAAACAGCAGGGAAAGGTATTCAGCCAGAGATACCTAAAAAAGCCGAAATTAAAGCCAAAACAGAAGGTGCTCCTGTAGTATTAGCCAAAAAAGTTTTTAAGACAGGAGAGACCTTTTTTCACGGGACGACTAAAGCGGGAGCAAAAAAGATAAGCAAAGTAGGTCTCGCCCCAGCAAAAGGAAAGTTCGCCGAAGCAAAAGGCATTTCTGTTTCTTCTAATTTTGATGTAGCAAAAGGGTTTGCCGAAGCCGATGTAAAAGGTGAAATATGGAAAGACGGCAGATGGCAAATGCCTGACTATAAAGAGCCAGGTGAAGTATTTGCTATTACGATAAAACCAGAAGCAAAGGTTATGCAAGCAAATGAGTTCTTGGAGCTTAAAAAGAATTTAGGTACTGGCGAAGCATTAGAAAAGGAACTTGACAAGCAAGGGGTAGATGTAATAGATATGCGTAGCAGGACAGATGGAGTAAGAAAAAGATTAGAAGCCGAAGTGATAATCCGCAACAAAGATATGATTGAAAGTATTTCTAAAGTTCCAGGTAGGGATATTTCAAAGAAGGCGAGAAGGGTAAAGTTAGAGAAAATAGTTAGCCCAGAAGTCCAAAAATTAAGACGTACCGCTCACGCTTGGGCAGCAAGCAGAGGTTTGACTAAAAAACAATTTAGTAATGTGGTTAAAAAAATAACTTCCCACAGGGATCTTATGCATAAAGATATTACAGAACAGCAATTAAAGGATATTATTACTGCCGTAAAAAAAGCACGCCCATCACGAATAGGATATAAACGGGTTATTACCTTAAAGACCGAAAACAAAATCGCTAAATTAAAAGAAGGGCTGAAAAAAAGAGGTGAATTGACTGATAAAGATTTTGAGCGGATGAAACAAGATTTAGGGTTAAAAGCCGAAGGATACATTGCAGGACATAAATTTATTACTGAAACCGAAGGTAAGGAATTGATTAAACGAATGCTTGATGAAGTTCCCGTAATTAAAGCGAGAGAAACAACCAAAAAAGCGTTAGAGAAAAACCCTAAAATAAAAGCAGAGGTTGATAAAATAAACCGATATTACAAAAGGGAAAGAGCAAAAAGTCCACTAAAGAAAGCTCGTATAAATCCTTTGCTTGATATGAGATATTATACGCAAAACATGGAAAGTCAAACAGGACAGCCATTTGGAGATGTTTGGAGAAGATTAAACGATAAACGGCTGTCTCTAAACAAAAAAATCAACGATTATATGGACAAACTTGAAAAATCAGGCGGAGAGAATTTTGGTAGAATTGCCGCAAATAAACAAGCAGTCCAGAGAATAAATGATTATGTTGCTTCGCAACTTCCTGAATACGTAACAGGAAAACCAAAAAAACCTCTTAATATTACTCCTGCTGAAAAAGCAATTGCTAAAGAAATATCAAGCACCTTAAAGAGTTTTGAGACAATGGTTAGGTATAACCGTTTCTATGACTGGCGAGATTATAAAATACCTATTCCTAATGCTCCACAATCAGAATTAACTAAAGCAACTGATATATTAGAAAGCAAAGGGGACGAAGCATTAAAGAAATGGCTTGCTGGCAGAAGTTGGGGGATAATCCGAAGCGGTTATGATATAGGAGAAGTAATTAAACCAAAAATATCTTTATCTCAATATGGTGCAACTACAATGAGTAAGGGACATCTAAAAACAAGACAGGGTGTAGTATTCCAGAGTTATGATAGAGACATATTAAAGCGATATGCAAAATACATAAGACAAATGATTTATCTCACAGAATTACGCCCCGAAATGAATGGTTTTATGGCTTTGTTTAACGCTAATTTCAATTTATTCGCTGACCCTGTGAAAGTGGCTGGGGCTTTAAGCAGAAATTTAAGAGAGATAAAAGGGCAAAAAGATATTCCGAATGAACTCTCCAATTGGGTTTCTATATTTTATTCTCAAGCGATGAAAGCAGTGTTCTTAGACCCCCGCAAATGGTTAAGAAACCTACACCAAAATCTTGCCTTTTATACTTCTCCAGAAGATTTAAAACTTGCTCTAAAAACTCCGTTAACCGAAAATGAATTAAAATATTTTTATACCTATGTTTCGCAGTTAAAAGGGATTAAACGAGATTATCTATTTGAGGAATTCGGGGGATTGCCAGGATTTAAAACTCTAAATAAATTCGCTGATAAAATAAGCAAATATCCCTGGACAGATGAAGTGAACAGATTGTTGTGTTTCAAGCTAAAAATATCTCGTGTTAAACAAGCATTAAAAGAATATCCCGATGATTTAACCAAAATGATGAAAGCGGCGGGCTTTGGCGATATAGAACCTTTACAGAGAAAATACGCTTTGGAAATATTAGCGAGAGATGGCAAAGAAACAATGGCAGGATATGTTGCCAGAGAGGTAACAAATAATATCCATTTTATGTATGAAAGGGCACAAAGAAGTCCTGCTGAACAAGGTAGCGATGTAGCGAGGCTATTAAGCAATATACTAACTTTCCGCAAGGGATATGTGCAAAACATTATAAAAAATCTCAATAAACTACGTCCTGCCAGAAAGGAATTAGAAGTAGATATAGGAGCAAGAAGACGGGCTTTTAGGTCAATTGCCCCAGTAACAGGATACAGAACTATTGATAGAGCAGCATTAAGACAAATTCATTCTGCTCTTGACAAACGATATAAAGCGAAAGGAATGGACTATTATAAAATAGAAAGGAATGCTATTGAAATGTTTCAGCACGCAGTATTTGGAACGGAAAAAGAGGATAAAAGATACAAAAATAAGAATAAAAGATACAAATATAAAGATTAAGTTTTTAAGTTAATTGTTCTTTGAAATTTTAAAAAAGTGGCGTTTATAAAAATGTTTTTTTTTATTTTTTTTTGTTTTAAAAAGTTCCAAATTTTTAAGCTTTTTTAGGATACTTTTAAAAATGCCCTTAGGTTGAGGGGGGACAAAAAGGGCTTAGTATCCCCGTGCGGAAGTGGGTTTTTTATATTCAACAAGAGCGAAATTTGATTTTCGCAGAACCCGTTTTCTCTCGGCTTGTTTAAGCTAACTATCTATTCCAAAACTCTGCGGTTGCTGAGAAAGGGAAGCAGACATAGTGCGTAATCTTTATGCTTCGCCACTGGTTTTTTATTATACTTTTCTAAAATGCCCTTAGTGTATCGGGAGGCAATTTTAGGGTTAGCTCTTATGCTTTTTCTGTGCACCGACCGCATAAGATTTAAATCCCCAGTCGGTTTTATGTTTGTATAATAGCATAGTTTAAACTGCTTGTCAAGTCTTTTTTTTAAAAAAAAATTAAGAGCGAAAAAAAAGATTTGCCCGCGGCCCCTCCGCGGTTGAAAACGGTAAAATGAAGTTGAGACCTTGTGGCGAAGGTTTAAACTTTTTTAAAACGGAGGTAAAATGGATATAATTCAATTAAGCCAATATGGAGTAGCGACTTTTTCTATAGGTGCGATAATCTATACTGTCCATTTGTTTGTTAATGTTGTTAAAAACCATCTTACTCATTCCACAATGGCAAATGATAGATTAAGTAATGCTATAGAGAATATGTTGCGCTTTTTAGAAAAAAAATAATAAAAGGAGGTGATATAGAGTGAATAAGATTATTGCTTACATTATGCGCAATTTGTCTGAGTTGGTAAATTGCGTTGAAGCGGCTTTAAGATTGGCTGGGAGTATTGCGTCTTTAACGCCTACCCCTAAGGATGATTCCGTTGTGGCGAAAATAAAAGAAATTTTTAAGAAAATTAAAGAACTTTTCGCCTAATAAGATAATGTCTATTTTACAAAGAGCAATATTCCAAGCGGCTAAAAGGAGAGCTATGGACATTGAAGAAAATGTAAGAATAGAAAGAAAAATGCCAGGTGATTATGATATGTGCCCTGAGTGCCATAGAGTTGTTGAGAGTAAAGAGTTAAAAATATATAAGCCACTCAGAGAATATATCTGTGCAAAGTGTAGAAAAAAAATATTGAAGAGGTGAGAAGATGAACGCAATAACAAAAGAGTTTACATTAGAGTGCTTAGAGAATGTTGAATTCTGTATTGACGATTTAGAATGCCCAAGCCAGGTTGAATACGCAGATACCCCAATAGACCTAAAATTTGTCTTAGAAAACAACTCAGTTAGCAGCAAAAGTATTCTTTTAGGGAAAATTCAACTTGAGAAAAATGGAAAAGTTTTTTTACGCAAAGACCCTGGCGCACACGCATTAAGACCGCATAAAAAAGATACATACTGCGTATCGTTTACTTTGCTTGAAGCTGGGGTAAAAGACGCAGGTACGTATAATATAAACCTTAAAGCGGTTTTATATGTTTATGGAAAAGACCAGCAACTTCCAGGAAAAGTTTTGGAAAGGGCTGTAACTATTGAAGCACTGAAAGGCGTAGGTTTGTATTTTCCTGCGGAAGTGTATATTACCCCCGCGAACAAAATAGAGGATACAGATAGGGAAATAAAAATAAATTATTCCCTGCAAAACAACTTTGATAAAAAAATTAAATTGTCAAAGGCATATTTGCAAGTTGATGGCAGAACGATTATAGAAGAAAAGGTAGACAAAGAAATGGACACTGGGGAAAAGTTGGAAAAGGCATTTTTTGTTATACCTTCTGAAAAAGGAATAGTGCATAAGAAAATATATGACTGCAAAATTGTTGTGAAATACGAATAATAGATAAAACAACAGAATTGGCGCGGGGAGAAAGCGAGCGGCAGACGGGAAGCCGTTCGCTTTTTTTTTAGTGTAAAAAAAAGAGCAAAAAGAAAAAAAATTAAAAAAAATTTATTTTTTTTCTCAAAGTGATATATTTTCTAATCCCTTGCCAGACAAGCCTCTGCGAGGTGTCAAAAATACCCCCTTCTGAAATCCCTTGATAGAAGGGCTTCTTGAGCCTCTTGACAAATATATATGAAAATGGTATATTTATGATGGAGGTGAAAAAAATGAGAAAACTAATCATTGAAATTGATGATAATGTCAAAAACAAATTCAAGGGGAAAGTTTCTAAAAAAGGCAAAACTATGAAAGAAGTTTTAACAGAATTGATAAAGAAATATCTACGGAGCGGAATATGAACCTAATTGAAGAATTAAAAGCGTTTTTTAATTATATTGTGGCGAAGAGGTACAAAAAATGAAAGGTAAATTAAAACCAAGAAAGGCGGTAAATCTTTCACGTGAAAGCTGGGAGATTTTACTGGAAGCAAAACGCAAGACAGATAAATCGTTTCAATCATTGACGGAGCAGGCAATAAGAAAATGTTATAGTTCCCCACAGGCTAAAGTTTCCGATGGTTCTTTTGAAAAATGCGATTATAGGTTATTTGCGGGGAAAACCCATTTTGAAAGCATGAGTCTTTTTACTGTTGAGGAAATAGAAAAAGTGAGAGAAGGTTTTTTAGAATTGGAAAGACTTTTAGTAAGACTGGGAGCTGCAATCCCAGAGGAGGTGCAAGATGAAAGTAGACGCTCAAAGAAGGAGGTATAAGATGGGAAAATTTTTTGCCATAATTTTTTATCTGTTGGTAGGAAGTTGTTTTGCCTTTGCAGAAACGCCGCAGGATGTTCTTATTACCAATGTTTCTGTAAACCAAACTATTACTCAAAAGTGTCTTACTTCTGCTGCTGTTGCTACTGCTAAGAAAGTCAATGAACCGATAGTGTTTGTTGATGAAAATGCCCCTCTCGTGCAGCAGATAGAGAGCGGTTATCAACTTTTCAAAAACATTTCTCCAGGTATTTGTGGGATAGGGCATGACCCTCTTACAGCCAAAGCAAAAGATTTTTTTCTCCCCGAAAAAATTACTCAACCAACCCCACTGGAAATAGTTGACCTTGCAACTTTGCCTTTGCTTGGTGGCGTTACTACTAAAACAATCACAAGTACACCAGGGGCAGTTAAAGTAGGAAAAGCTTTAACGCAAGGGAAGAAATGTCATAAATTGCTCACCCGTCACAGAATTCTTCACAAACAGATTGATATTCTTTGGGAGGATTACTGGAAAGTGCTTTTTCAAGGGGAGCTGAAAAAAGCGTGGCGTATTCTGAGGGAAATACACCGCACCGCAAAGGAACTCACAAAGGTTGAGAAAAAACTAACAAAATCGTTGAGTGAGTGGCTGCCTTGAAGGCTGCGAATATGCGCCGAATGATACAACGGCAGGTTGATGAAGGAGGTATTAAATGAAAAAACAAGGCTGGGCAATCCACTGTCATCACGGGGTGCTTGTAGAATGGTGCTACGACTACGATAAGCGAGCAAAGGCAATCAAAAAGGATAAACCAAAACACGAGCAGGAAACCCGCCTACGCTTGTTTAAGATACTTCCGAACGAAGCGGTGAATGAGATACCTATAGAAATGCAGAAAGCAAACCGAAAATGGTGGGAAGCACGCAAAAAAGAACAGAAGGCATACAAAAAAGAGCAGAAGGTATACAAAAAACAGCAGGTGGAATACCAAAAACTGCTTGAAGTATACCAAAAACTGCGAGAGGCATATCAAAAATGGCAGAATGTATGTCAAGAAGAGCGGGAGGCATATCAAGAGCGGGAGGAGGCATATCAAGAACGGTTGAGTGCATACCAAGAAGAGTTGGAGGCATATCAAGAATGGCCTCAAAAAGACAAAGATAAATTCCACCAGAGGTGGTGTGGATGTTTAGAGTGGAACGGGCAAAAGATTGTTTTTAGGACACAAACAGAGGAGGTGCAAAAATGATTAAAACATTAGGTTGGGTGGTTTTTCTGATAGCGGCGATAATTTTGCTTTGCATAGTTTTTGAGGCTGCGAATATGCGCCGAATGATACAACGACAGGTTGATGAAGGAGGTGTTAAATGAAAAAACAAGGTTTTGATGACCACGTATTTCCCGTAGTTCCCGTAGAAGAGTTAAAGAAAATGCCTTCGGAATTATGGGAAGCGTACCAACAGCTATGGTATGCATACCAAGAACTATGGAAGGCATACCGCAGTCTGCGGCGGACAGACCAAGAACGGCAGGAGGCGTCAAAAGCGTCTTACTTCTGCTAACGAGGAGGGTGAAATGGAAGAAATAACTTTCGCAGAAATTAAGCAATATAGTGATAACGCTGATTACCTTATTGCTGTATTAGCCGACCTTCTGAATGAAAAGGAAACATTGGACGATTTAAGGTTTGAAATTTTGGATTGGGCAAGAGTGTGTGAAAAAATAAGGAGGTAGGCGAAGGAGGTAGGCGATGGAAGAAAATAGAGAGAAACAAACAGAAGAAGAGAACAAGTATTTTGACGACTACCGTTACTACAAAGATTGGGAAGAAAACGAGATTGATTTTAATAGGAGGGAAAGTGGAACAAACGAATAATGAAAAAGAATTAAGCTGGTCTTTTTCTCAAATATGGAATAGAAGCTTAGAACAAAGAGAGGAAAGCCCCTTAACGCCAAGAAATCGTATATATGCTTCAGAATTAGGTGGAGCAACGGTTGACAGATATTTGAAAATGATAGGGGAAATTCCCACTAATCCTCCGAATGCAAGGAGTTTGAGGAAATTTGAAGCAGGGAACATCTGGGAAGCAATAATTGGTTATGTTCTTAAAAGAGCTGGAGTTTTTCTGGGCGGACAGGAGCGGCTGCAATATCAATATCCGAAATTATTAGCCGTATCTGGCAAATTAGATTTTGTTGCGGGCGGGAAGCCAGATTACAAGAAAGCGCTTCTTGCTCTTGATGAAGAATTTGGCTGGTTTCCTGAATTTATTGCCGACGCTACCAAAAATATAATTTTGTACCTTGAAGAAAAGTACCCTAAAGGGCTTAAAACATTAATTCTGGAAATCAAAAGTTGCTCTGCTTTTATGTTTGAATTTTATAAAAAAGCAAAAGCTCCAAGTTTAAATCATCGATTACAATTGTTCCACTATTTAAAAAGTAAGTCCGTTGAAGAAGGGCATATTGTTTATATTTGCAAAGATGACGCAAGATTGCTTGAGTTTGGAGTATTTAATCCTTCTTTTGTGGAAAAAGCATATAGAGAAGATATAAAAAAAATAACTTATTATTACAACAAAAAAGAACTTCCCCCTAAAGAAAAGTTTATTGTCTTTGATGAGGAATTCGGGAGATTTACGACGAATTGGAAAGTTGGGTATTCTCAGTATCTTACCAAATTGTATAATTTTAAAAACCAGAAAGAATTTGACGATGTTTGGAAACCAGTAGCAGGAAAGTGGAATAGGGCGATTAAAAGAAAAGCAGAAGAAAAGAAGATAACTTCCGCAAATGCAGAAATTTTGGCAGAAATAGAAAAAGCAGGTTTTGATATAAATTTTGCTGTAAAAAAAGCACGTGGTTTTCTATGAAAAGGAGGTAGATGATGAGCATCATTGCAGAGAAGCAAAAGACAATAGATATTGTTGATGTTGGAAGATTGGGCTCGAATGCTTATGTGAATTCCTTAGCAGTATATAATGGCAAGCTTTATGGCGGGACAGGGCTACCTGGCAAAGTCTACCGCTATGACGGCGGAACTACTTGGACTGATGTTGGGCAATTGGGGTCGAATACTGCTGTGCATTCCTTAGCAGTATATGACGGTAAGCTCTATGGCGGGACTCGGGACTCAGGCAAGGTCTACCGCTATGACGGAGGAACTACTTGGACAGATGTTGGGAGATTAGGGTCGAGTGGCTCCGTGTGGGCCTTAGCAGTATACGATGGCAAGCTTTATGGTGGAACAGGGCTACCTGGCAAAGTCTACCGCTATGACGGAGGGACTACTTGGACTGATGTTGGACGATTAGGCTTGAATATCCACGTTTTTTCTTTAGCAGTATATAATGGCAAACTCTATGGCGGGACATATAATTCAGGCAGTGTCTACCGCTACGATGGTGGAACTACCTGGACTTATGTAGGGCAATTAGGTTGGAATACTTATGTGGATTCTTTAGCAGTGCATGACGGTAAACTCTACGGCGGGACAAGTTTTTCTGGCAGGGTTTACCGCTATGGCGGTGGGACTACCTGGACTGAGGTTGGACGATTAGGTTCGAATTATTATGTGCCCTCCTTAGCAGTATATGATGGCAAGCTTTATGGCGGGGCAAGTTTTTCTGGCAAGCTCTACCGCTATGACGGAGGAACTACCTGGACAGATGTTGGGCAATTAGGGACGGATGGTTATGTGCCCTCCTTAGCAGTATACGAGGGTAAGCTCTACGGCGGGACATGCGATTCAGGCAGGGTATATTCAATTGGATAAGAAGAATGAGAAAAGGAGGTAGATGATGAGTATTATTGCAGAGAAGCAAAAGACAATAGATATTGTTGATGTTGGAAGATTGGGGTCGAGTAGTTGGGTCAATTCCTTAGCGGTATACGACGGAAAGCTCTATGGTGGGACACATAATTCTGGCAGGGTATATCGCTACGATGGCGAAGCTACTTGGACTGATGTAGGGCAATTAGGGTCAAATACTTATGTGTTATCCTTAGCGGTATACGACGGCAAACTCTACGGCGGAACTGCGGGCTCAGGCAAAGTTTACCGCTACGATGGCGAAGCTACTTGGACTGATGTTGGGCAATTAGGGTCGAACAGTGAGGTGTTATCCTTAGCAGTGTATGACGGCAAACTCTACGGCGGGACTAGTGATTCAGGCAGTGTCTACCGCTACGATGGCGAAGCTACTTGGACTTATGTTGGGCGATTAGGTTCGAGTGGTGTTGTGTATTCCTTAGCAGTATATAATGGCAAGCTTTATGGCGGGACAGGGCTACCTGGCAAAGTCTACCGCTATGACGGAGGGACTACTTGGACTTATGTAGGGAGATTGGGGCCGAACAGTGAGGCGTTGTCCTTAGCGGTATACGACGGCAAACTCTATGGCGGGACTAGTGATTCAGGCAGTGTCTACCGCTACGATGGTGGAACTACTTGGACTTATGTTGGGCGATTAGGGTCGAGTGGCTCCGTGTGGTCCTTAGCAGTGTATGACGGTAAACTCTACGGCGGGACTAGTAATTCAGGCAGGGTTTACCGCTATGACGGTGGAACTACCTGGACAGATGTCGGGCAATTAGGCTCAAATATTATTGTGTTTTCCTTAGCGGTGTATGACGGAAAGCTCTATGGAGGGACTGGGTATTTTGGCGAAGTATATTCAATTGGGTAAGAAGAATGCGAAAAGGAGGTAGATGATGAGTATTATTGCAAAAGGGCAAAAAGCAACAGACTATGAAAAGGTAGCGATTGATGTTTTTATCAACGGTACAATCGCAGAAGTACAGGCGAAGTTAGGGGTAAAAAAGGAATACCGAAATCAACAAACAGGGCTTATGGAAACCCGTGAAGTTGATATGTGCAGGTTTAAGTTTGAGTTAGAGGGATACAAATACCCGCATTATTCCCGTTGGAACACTTTGTCTTTGCACGAAAAAAGCAACTTATACAACAATTATATTGTTGCCTTATTCGGGGCGAAGTATAGTCCTGGAGTGGATTTAGACATCGAAAAGTTGACAGGCGCAAAGGTGAAGGTGCGATGGGACGAGACCATTTTAAAAAATGGCAGTTCTTTTCAATTTGTGGACAAGATACGTTTTCGAGACCCAGAAGACGCAAAACGAATTGATTTATTGCTGAGAGAGGAAGAAGCAGAAAACGCAAATGATATGGAAGGCGATATGGAAAGCAAGGAGGCGGACGATGAGTATTATTACACAGAAGCAAATGGCAACAATTGTTGATGTTGGTCAATTAGGCTCGGGACTCAGTGTAGAAGCCTTAGCAGTGTATGACGGTAAACTCTACGGCGGGACATCCCCTTCTGGCGATGTCTATCGCTACGACGGCGGAACTACTTGGACTTATGTTGGGCGATTAGACTCGAATTATTGGATCTATTCCTTAGCGGTATACGACGGCAAACTTTATGGCGGGGCATACGACTTAGGCAAGGTTTACCGCTATGACGGCGGAACTACCTGGACAGATGTTGGGCAATTAGGGTCGAATACTCTTGTGTTTTCCTTAGCTGTGTACGACGGCAAGCTCTACGGCGGGACTGGGAAGTCTGGCAAAGTCTACCGCTATGACGGTGGGACTACCTGGACTGATGTTGGACGATTAGGGGCGGACGGTTATGTGCCCTCCTTAGCGGTATACGACGGAAAGCTCTATGGCGGGGCATACAATTCTGGTAGTGTCTACCGCTACGATGGTGGGACTACTTGGACAGATGTTGGAAGATTGGGCTTGAATTGTTATGTGCCCTCCTTAGCTGTGTACGACGGCAAGCTCTACGGCGGGACTGGGAAGTCTGGCAAGGTTTACCGCTATGACGGCGGAACTACCTGGACAGATGTTGGGCAATTAGGTTCGAATTATTGGGTCTCTTCCTTAGCAGTATATGACGGCAAACTTTATGGCGGGGCATACGACTTAGGCAAGGTCTACCGCTATGACGGTGGGATTACTTGGACAGATGTTGGGCGATTAGACTCGAATACTCATGTGAATTCCTTAGCAGTATATGACGGCAAGCTTTATGGTGGGACTGAGCCTTTAGGCAGGGTATATTCAATTGGATAAGAAGAATGCGAAAAGGAGGCGATATGGGAAAGGAAAGAGGTAAAATTTTGCCAGGTTTAGACGCTAATGTTTTTTCCTTAGCAGTATACAAGGGCAAGCTTTATGGCGGGACTCGGGATTCAGGCAAGGTCTACCGCTATGACGGTGGGACTACCTGGACTTATGTAGGGAGATTGGGCTCGAATGTTTGTGTGGCTTCCTTATCAGTATACGAGGGTAAGTTATACGGCGGGACAGGTTTTTCTGGCAAGGTTTACCGCTACGATGGCGAAGCTACTTGGACTGATGTAGGGCGATTAGGGTTGAATAGTTTTGTGCCCTCCTTAGCAGTATATGACGGTAAGCTCTACGGCGGGGCTGCGTATTTTGGCAGTGTCTATCGCTACGATGGTGGAACTACTTGGACTGATGTAGGGCAATTAGGTTCAAATACTTATGTTTTTTCCTTAGCAGTATATGACGGTAAGCTTTATGGCGGGACTGGGGATTCTGGCAAGGTTTACTGCTATGACGGTGGAACTACCTGGACAGATGTTGGAAGATTGGGCTCAAGCGCTTGTGTGGGTTCCTTAGCGGTATACGACGGCAAGCTTTATGGTGGGGCATACGACTTAGGCAAGGTCTACCGCTATGACGGTGGGACTACCTGGACTGCTGTGCTGTCTGGATTTTTTCTTGACAAACGTAAGAAAGCGTGATATGTAGTGAGATATGCGACTTTAGGGTGGGCTAATATGGGAAAGAAAATGTATCAGATAGAGGAGATTAGAAACAAGATTTTGCAGGGAGATACGCTGTTGGCGTTAAAAAAAATACCAGATGAAAGCATTGATATGGTTATTACCTCACCTCCATATCATGGGTTAAGAGATTACCAAACAGAAGGGCAGATAGGATTAGAAAAAACCTTTAAGGATTTTCTCGATAAGATAATTGAGGTAATGTGGGAAATTAAGAGAGTGGTTAAGAAAACGGGGCAGATTTGGGTGAATTTTGGAGATTCTTACGGAGGTTCGCCAGCAGAAGGCAAGTCAGTTAGCGAGGCAAAAAATTTTGCTTTTGCGACTGATAATGAAAGAATGTTTAGTGGGAAATCTAATAATAGTAGGTTGAAGCACGCTACTAAACAGAAATGTCTCTTAATGCAGCCAGAACGCTTTGCTATTAGATGTATAGATGAAGTAGGGCTGATTTTAAGAAATAAAATAAAATGGGCGAAAAAAATCTTAGTTAAGAAAGAAAACAGAACAATTGGTAGCGCTATGCCCTCAAGTGCGAAGGACAGATTTAATGAGTCGGGCGAGGAGCTGTATTTTTTTAGTAAGAGTAAAGAAAAAAGTAGTGATATTAAAAAGTGGTTAGAAAAGCCATTAAAAGAAGTTGACAGAGCTTGGTTAGCGGCGATGGTTGATGGTGAAGGAAGTATTTATATTCATAGAAGTAAGAGAAAACAAAATCACGATGTCTTTGGTGCTATGTTGACTGTTTGTAATTCTTGTAAAGAAATTATAGATAAATGTTTCAAGATTGCGGGGGTTGGGAAAATTTATAAAATGAAACAAAAAACTAATTTTCAAATGTATAAATGGATAGCGAGTCATAATACTGCCGTTGCTATTATAGGAGAGATTTATCCTTATCTTATTCAAAAAAGAGAACAAGCAAAAGTGGCTATTGCCCTACAGAAGACGAACAAATACAGAGGGAATAATAAAGGAGAAAATTTTGGCCCAAAGCCAATATCTGAAAAAGAATACCAACAGAAGGTTCAACTTTGGGAATTATCTAAAAAAATAAATCAAAGAGAAGTTAAAATATCTGGATTGCCAGAACCGAATTTGAATAAAAGCAGTGGTTGTGAGCGTTATTGGAGTGATTTGGATGCGGTGAGATTGCCACCTCAAACTTTTGAAAATAGACCAGACGGATTTACTCGCAGTAGAGAATATCAGTATAATTCTAAATTCTTGCAAGATTATTCGTCAATGAATAAACAATCGGGACAAAGATTTAACTACCGAGTTAGAGATGCTATAAGAAAAAAAGAACAGCCACAATTTAGAGCAACAAAGAAAGAAATAAAGGGATATCAAGGCAAATTTGCTGGCAGAAAAGATGCTGAAATGTTTAATAGCCCGAGAGCAAGAATGCAGAGAAATAGCGAATGTGCCGCTGCAAATATGCAGAAATATAAATATGCTCCAGCAGATGGGAGAGGCGAAGATGCTAAAACAGAAAAAAATTATGGAGTTAAGAATTGGCATAAAAAAAAATATGGTGATGATGGTGGATTAGGCAAGTCTCCTCCAACAATATGGCAGATAGAAGAAAATTGGACAACAAACCAGTGGCAGATTAATCCTGAACCACATAATTTTAGTAAGGAGTTAGGAGTGGATACCGAGCACTTTGCTGCTTTCCCTCAGGCTCTTTTGGAAATCCCGATTAAGTTTGGATGTCCGAGATGGATTTGTAAGAAGTGTGGGAAACCAAGAGATATGAAGATTGAATATCAAACTACTGGCTGGACCGACTGCGGTTGCAATGCTGGTTGGAAGCCAGGAATAGTTTTGGACCCGTTTTGTGGAGTTTCTACAACAGGGTTAGTAGCGCTTAAATTAGGCCGAGATTACATAGGGATAGAGATAAATAAGGATTATTGCGAGATGGGTAAAAAAAGGGTAGAAAGAGAAGTTGGGACATTGTTCCATAAAGTTGAAATTAAAGATATTTGACAACCTCCACAAGATTTTTTCTTGACAAACGTAAGAAAGCGTGATATGTAGTGAGATATGCGACTTTAGAATATATTAAGATTGCCAAAAAACGATTATTGCAAAATTATTTTAAATTCTAAAAGTGAAAAAAAAGGAGGGAAGAATGAATGAAGGTATTAGACGTGTATCCGCCAGAGAGAGAATTATCCAACTGGCAGGGGCGAATTCGGCAGGACGGGAAAAGAAAGAAAAGAAAGCGGTAAGATGTGACGTGGAAGATACGCCGACATTGAAGTTTTCGGTGCGGGTAAAAGTGCCTTTTTCTTATTCTTTTTCTAAAAATGCAATTTATAGTGTGCGGAAGAGTGGGAAAGGGCGTATTTATTTGAGGAAAGAAGCTAATAGTATAAAAAAATCTCTTGCGTGGGAAATTAGAGCGGCAAGCAAGGGGCATAAATGGAAGCAAAATAAAGTGTGGTTAGATATTTTGGCTCAGAAACCTAACCATAAGGGGGACGCGGTTAATGTGGTGGATACGGTTTGCGATGGAGTTAAAAAAGCAATAAAGATAGATGATAGGTGGTTTTGTATCAAACGGTTAGATTGGCAAATTGTTAAAAAAAATCCTCAGCTGATTGTAGAAATAGGGCAAGAAGAAGACGAAGATAAACAGATTTGTTCGCATTGCGGACGGATTTTGCCATTAACAGCGTTCACAAAAGATAAATCTAATATATTAGGAGTGGGAAGGGCGTGTAAAGAGTGTTGTGCAAGTAAAAGGAAAAAAAGAAAAATAGAGAAAAGGAGGTGAAAATGCAGAAAAATTATCGAATTGATTTAAGGAATTATAAAATAAAAGCCTTGCCAAATGGTATGACTCGTCCTCAAAGGGAGCAAAAAATTAATTGTGTGGATTATGACGTCCGCCGTGTTATTTCTATGGTTATTTTGCACCCAAACCAAGCGCATAAAGGTTTTAAATTTTATACTGTTGCCAAAATAGCTGAAAAGATAAAGAACGCAAAAGAGGATTTTGTGATTTTAAATGAGGCAGATTACAATACGGTAAAAGCGTGTTTTGATAATTTCAGCGGATTTGCTCCTGACGACGCCGAAATGGTTGGAAGAATCTATGAGGCGGAGGTAATACAAGATTGACGCTTTGCCACGCTAAGGAGGTAGGTTAATAGCCTGAATTTTTATGGAACGTATCACTTGGCAATCGGCTAAACAGCAGGGGCTTAGAATATACCGCCCCAGAAGAAAAAAAGAAAATAGGTTTAGAGACGTTCCAGGAGAAACTTCTCGTGAAAAGGCATATTGGATATTGTTTACTCTTGGGGCGACAGAAGAAGAGACTGCAGAAGTAATGCAGGTTTCAAAAGGAGAGGTATACAGGAAAAAGAAAGACTTAGGCTTTAAAAAAAATCCTGGCGTTGAACGAAAGAAGTAGTTACTTTTTTTTGCTTGTCTTAACAACCCTCCCGCCAATGTGTTTTTTTAAGTAGCTTTTTTGGGGAATTTCTGCGTTATTTATGAGAGGGGGGTGCTTTGAAAATGCCAAAAACGAAAGGATTAACACTTAAACAGAGGAAATTCTTAAAAGAGCTTGTAAAGACATTAAGTCCTACCGAAGCCGCAATGCGAGCTTATAATTGTAAAGACAGGTTATCTGCGAGGAACATAGCCTCTGAGAATGTGTCAAAGCTTGGCATATCAATGCCTGCCTTGTTAGACAAGATGGGCTTATCTATTGAAGAAGATATAAACGATTTAAAGCGTTTACGCAGTGCAAAAAAAGTTGTTGGGTATCTTCATCAATACAAAAAAGATAAAGACGGGCAGATAGAAAAAGCCAGCGCAGATGAAGCCGTTTCTAATGACTTTATAGAGGTTGATGACAATGCCGTACAATTAAAGGCGTTGGAATTGACTTTTAAGCTTAAAAATTTAATTGAGAATAAATCATTGATTGACCAATCCAAGCATCTCCACATTTCTTATGCTTACCGAGACAAACCTAACAATAGCGCCATACGGGCAGACACAAGACAAGGTTCACACCCCGAATCCAACTCAGCAGAAAGTTCTTGATTGGGTTGATAAAGTTAGAGCAACTCCTATAAAAGACTTTGAACATATTCCAGTATTGTATTTACAGGGCGGTAATGGTTGCATTGCTCAAGGCGAAAAGGTTTTGTTGTCTGATGGCCGTTGGCTGGAAATTGAAAAGATAAAGAAAGGACATAGCGTTGTTTCTTGGAATGGCGAGAAATACACGTCAAAAAAGGTGTTAAAACAGATACATAGCGGTATAAAGATGTGTTATGAATACGCCGATACAAATAACAGGAAAATAAGATGTACGCCAGACCATAAAGTTATTCATCTTGGGGAAAAAAACAGGTGGAAGCCAATCAACGAAGCGGTAGATGATTGTTATGGCAAAAGCCAGATTGCTTCTTTTGGGGAAAAAGGTCTTTGCTCTGCAAGTTTGGTGTCTGAAAATTGTATTGGCGAATGTTCTGTTTATGATTTAGAGGTTGAAGGTTCTCATAATTTTATAGTTAATGGCTTTGTTGTGCATAACTCTGGCAAAACTCGTGCACTTATGGCGCCTGTGATAGAAATGCTAACTCAAATACCAAAGATAAGGATGCTATGGGGCAGAGCCGATTTTAAAGATTTGAAACTTTCGGTGATGGACAAGTTCTTTGAGGTATTGCCTTCTGATTTAATTGCCAACAAGAATGAAACGTATCACTATTATGACATTTATGCCGAGAGAGGGACTTCCAGGATATATTTTAATGGGCTATCAGACCTTACAGGATTGGGTAGTCAGGAATTCGCAGTTATAATAATTACAGAAGCCCACGAAATTACAGAGCAGACCTATCGTGTATTAAAGCGAAGATGCCGACAGGCAGATGTCCCGTGTATGATTCTGATGGAATCTGAGCCGCCAAATCAATCCCATTTTCTTGCCGATATACCTGCTTATCGTGGCAGTCTGGAGTCAATGCCAGAAGCTGCCAAAAGAAAGTATTTGCTTGGTAAAACTGGCTTTTCTGTATCTGGAAAGCCTTTCTATCAAGGTTTCAAAAATAATCTCCATACGGGGATATTTGAGGCGATTAAAGGCAAAGAGCTTTTGGTTGGTTGGGACTTCGGCTATCGCCATCCCGCAATTGTTGTGACACAACTTGACTTAAAAGACCGCTGGATATGGTTGCGGGAGTTTTTAGGAAGGGACATACTTATAGACAAATTCGCCGATTATATAATTTCGCAGTTGAATATATTCTATCCTGGTTGTCGTAAAATACATTTTGGCGACCCTGCGGCTAACCAGGTAGGTGATAAATCTGAAATGACCTCCGCTCAAATACTAAAAAGCAAAGGAATAGACCTAATAACTCGCTGGTCTTCATACCGCCAACGCAAAGAGATAATAGAAGGCAGACTGGCTAAATTAGCTGGTGATAAGCCAATGTTAATGTTAGATAAACGGCATTGCGAAATATGCATTGACGGCTTTGCTGGCGGGTATCATTACCCTGTGAGAAAAGATACGCAGCAGTTTGAAGGCAGGTTTGAGCTTCCATTTAAGGATGGGTTCTATGAGCATTGTCTTTCAGGGGATACGAAAATTCGCACATTGGACGGTTGGCACAAGATAAAAGATTTAGTAGGAAAAGAATTTATAACCTATGCTTATGATAGTTTTAACAAGCGCTTGATACCTGCGGGAGCTAAAGATTGTAGATTGACGCAAGAAAATGTTGAATTATGGAAGTTGGAGTTTGATAAAGGTGAGTTAGTTGCTACACCAGACCATTTAATTATGCTTCGTGATGGTTCTTATCGGCAACTAAAAGATTTAAAACCTAATGATGAGTTAATGCCTTATGAACAAAAAGAGGAGCAACTCCGAAAAGAATTGGTTAACCATAAAGTAGTTTCTGTTAGTTTTTATGGTTACGGGGATACCTACAATTTAGAAGTAGAGAAATACCATAATTTTCCTGCGAACGGGGTTATGGTTCATAATTGCATCAACGCCGCTGAGTATATCGCCGTTAATGTGTTTACGCCAACAGCGTTATCTGATAAACAGATGTATGAAGATTTAACAGGATTGAAAAAAGAAAGAGCTTTTGCCATTGGAACAAATTACAATCCATTAACAAGATAGGAGGAAATATGTGTTTTGGAGGCAGTCCATCGTATTCCCCGCCACCACCGCCTAAAGTAGAGGCGCCGCCTAAGCCAGACCCATTGCCTGCACCAGTCCCTACTGAGAGTTTTCCGCAAGCGGCTGCGATTGAGGCGGATAAGCGTAGGAAAAAGAAAGAAAAAATGCGTTACGGTATGATGTCCACCATTAAAACTACATTGGGGCAACGTGGTGAAGAAGAAAGGGCATTAGGTTATTCTGGCGGTTCTTACAAACCGAAGGTCTATTAAGACCAAAGGAGGGGTTATGGCGTTAAAAGTAAGGGAAAATATAAATTCGAATTTTACAATGCAAGGGTCTGCGATTTCCGCAGGGTCTATTGTTTTTTCGGAAGGCGATGACTTAACATCTGAAAAGAAAACAGACGATATTACTCTGGGCAGCATTATTGCACCAGTTGATAACCTTTTTTTGCTTTCCATAGAAAAACCAATTGAAAACACTGCTGGCAACCTAACTATTTATGTTTACAACGTTATCAAGATAGACGAGACCAATGCAAGAGACGTTCTTCATTCTACACACACCGTAGAGAAGATTACAGACAGTGCAACCTATAGGGATTTTATTATACAGGGACTGTTTATAGGGGAAGAGAAGGTAAAAATCGGGGCGGCATTTGCTGCTGATAGTTCTGCCATAACTGTGGCATACAGGCTTTACAGACTTTAATCAACATTAGGAGAAACAAATGATAAAAAAGTACCTTGAGATAATTGAAACTTTAACAGAAGAAGAAATGTTGGCAAAACAGCCTCAAATAGTTCGGATAGAAGTTACAGGGTTATCAGACGCAAGAGACAAATTACCAGAATATGAGCCAGCCTTTGAGGGGTTGGACTATGTTAAACGAATGTTGACGCAGCGGCATTTTGAGGACGCAAGCAAAAACCAGCCTTGCGAGATTACTCCGTTATAACCAAAGCCGTTCGTAGCATTGATAAATTATGGGAACAATATTACCAAAAGAATTTTCATCGCCAGGCATAACACGTCCAACGGACGATTCTCTTGTTCTTTGGGTACGGGGGCAATTGAGCCGCAGGAAAGGTTCTGTTTTGGCTGATTTAAGCAAAAAAGGAAACAACGGAACGATTTATGGGGCAACTTATGTTAATACACCATTAGGGAATAGCGTTTTGAGCTTTGATGGCATAGATGATTATTGCGATATGGGAAATGATGAGAGTTTGGATATTACTGATGAGATTACGGTGGAGGCGTGGGTGAAAGGTTCAGCATTGAGCGATAAAGAAATAACAGAAAGGTGGCAAAATACAAAGTATTTATATGGATATTAAAAGGAGGCAATTATGTGCAGCGGCGGAGGGTCTTCAACGATTAGAAAAATAGGGCACTTACTACAAGGCAAGTCAGAAAAAGATATAAAAAAGGAGGAAGCAGTCTCCAGTGCAAAAGCGCCAGAGCCTGAGTTGGCTGCAAAAGCCGATGGTTCAGCCCAGAAAGCCGCAGCTGCAGAACCAACGCCACAAAGCCCTATTGTGGTAGCTGCGGATAGGCGCCGCAAAAAAAGAATGTTACGATACGGGATACGGTCTACGATAAGAACGTCACCTATGGGCGTTTTTAAAGGAGGAGAAGTTTTAGGTTCGAGCGCAGGGAAAACTAAACTGGGGGCTTGAGATGATTTCGGTAGAGGAGGTTCAGCCAGAATTAGAATGGCGCATAGAAGAAAGGCGCAGGATGAGAGCTTTACGTAGGAAGTAGAAGGAGGAAAATGTCAAAAGAGCTTATAAATAAAGACGCCCAGAGCAAGCAATTTCCACCAGGAGAATTCCAAAACGCCAAATTAGATAAACAACTTCTTGCCAAACGGGCTAGTACACTTAAAGCGGAGGGGGAAAAATGGAAGCCCGCTTGGAGAGACCTACAGACATATCTCTATCCCACTAAAGGTTTCTTTGATACCACTACACCAAACAGTGGGTTGACGATAGACCATAAAACATTGCTTGACGAAGAAGCCACTTTTGATATTGATACATTTAAGTCAGGGATGACAAGTGGATTTACATCACCGTCAAGAGCGTGGTTTCGTCTCTATTTTGAAGAAAAAAGGTTAATGGAGTCAGAGGACGTAAAACGGTGGCTTCAAGACGCACAAGAGGTAATGTATAACGTATATCAAAAGTCAAATGCTTATAGTGTAATAACTTCAATGTATGCAGAGCTTGCGGCATTTGGGACGGCTTGTGCGATAATAGAGGAAGATTATAACACGGTTATACACCTTACGAATTATACAATTGGTGAGTATTTTTTAGGTAGAGACAGTCACGGGCGTGCTAATGCCTTCTATCGCAGGTTCTGGAAAAGCGCTGGCGAAATGGTTAATGATTTTGGAATTGGGAATGTTAACGATGCAGTGAAAATAGCTTACCAACGTAATAATCCAGACGCTTATTTCATTGTAAACCATCTGATAGAAGAAAATGACGACCGCATTCCATTCTTAAAGGATTACAAGAATATGCCATATCGTAGCGTTTATTGGCAAGACGGAGCAGGCAATGATTACTTGCGGATTGGCGGCTATGAAGAATTCCCGATATTAGCACCAAGATTTGAAACGACTACCAGTGCCGATATATACGGCAAGGGGCCAGGCTGGAAAGCACTTGGCAGTGCAAAAGAACTGCAAAAGAATCGATAGAGAAAACCAGGCAGAAAATCAAGAAATTCTTTTTTGCTGATTTATTTTTAATGATGATAGAGGCAGAACGAATGGGCAGTCCAATTACTGCTACAGAAGTTGCTGAACGCCAAAGCGAAAGGGTATCAAAGATAGCGCCAGTATTAGAGCTATGGCAAGGTGATGAGTTTATCTACAAGCTATAGACGCTTGGGTTGCTGGCGTCCTCCAGGACACAGGGGTAAATCCCGATTCGCTTGATATTATAAACTTTGATGAAAAGAATCGCTATAAGGCAGAAATGCTTGGTGTGCCTCCAAAGTTAATTCGCTCAATCGCCGATATGGCTGAAATAAGAAAACAGAAAGCTGAGGATTTGGCAAGAGCCAAAGCAGCTGAACGGGCGATGGCTTTAGCTGACGGGGCAAGCAAAGCAGGGAAAGCGGTTAAGGATATGTCTGAGGCAAAAATGGGCGAGGATAGTGCTTTAGACAGAACTCTAAATATAGCCGCTGAAATGAACCGATGAAATTAAATCTAAAAAATCCAAATTCTTGTGACGGTTGCCCACACCTGAAAGAGCTAAACACTCTTGGTGGGCATAAACAATGCGTTATTTACAAGCTGAATATGCTCCCTCTGGATGATGTATCGTGGGCTATTAGAAAAAAAGAGGGTAAGGATACAGGAAAAATAGAACGTCCGCAAATTTGCAAGGACGAGAACGATGATTAAAACGGTTAAAGGCGGCTTTATAGTGACAAGCGAAAGCGGCAAGAAGTTAAGCCGAGTTTATAAATCACGGAAAGCCGCTGAGCAAAGATTAAGGGAAATAGAATTTTTCAAAAACAAAGGTAAAAATGCCTGAATTAAATGTCTTTGAACTGGAAGCTCGTAATAAAAAATTGAATGCCGAACAAAAGCGCATTCGACTTAGAGAGATAAATGATATACGTAAAGTGTTGAAAATCCCTGAAGGACGACGCTTTATTTGGCGATTATGGAGCGTCTGTGGGATATTTAGAAACCCGTTTACAGCTAATGCGAATCAATCTGCATTTAATGCGGGAAGGATGAGCGTAGGGCAAGAAATACTCGCCGATGTTAACAATGCCGACGTTTCAGCTTTTGCCCGTTTGCAAAATGAACACATTAGCTCGTTAAAATCAAAAAAGGAGGCACGAAATGGGAGATGAAACAACCGCTACCGATCCAAAAACAGCGGGTGAACAAGAACCTGGCTTACAAGGAAACGAGACTGATGGCGACCCTACGCTTTTAGGTGAAGCTAATGGCGAACCTACGCTTTTAGGTGAAGCTGGGGGTGAAGACCAGCAAGCGGAACTTGAAGAAGAAAAACGATTGCTGGAAACAGAGGATGAAGACTTGTCCGAAGAGGGCAAGCTTAAAAAAGCTGAGCTGATAAAAAAGAAAGAGATAGACGCAAAAAATAAAGAAGTACCCGAAAAGTATGAATTTAAACTCCCAGAGGGGATGGTTTTAGACAAAGCGTTAGCAGATAAAATCAGCCCTATCTTTAAAGAAATGAAAATTCCTCAGGAGGACGCTCAGAAACTTGTTGATATTTACAGCGAGCACGTTAAAGCCGTTTCTGACGCCCAGTCTGCGGCTTTTCAACAGTTCCTACAAGACTCCTACAAGGAAACTGTAAGCGCACCGCTGAACTGTTATATCCACAGCAAGGAAAAACATAATTTTAATTAACCAAAGGAGGAAACTATGGGAGCATTGGCAAGTACTCACATAACGCTTCTTGATTGGGCACGGAGATTAGATCCAGACGGGAAAATTGCCTCAGTCATAGAAGTGCTGAACCACTATAATGAAATTTTAGACGATATTGTTTTTACAGAGGGCAATTTACCAACAGGACACAAGATAACTGTTAGGGCTTCATTGCCTACGCCAACTTGGAGGCTTTTAAATCAAGGGGTTGTTCGCACAAAATCAACCACTAACCAGATTACTGAAACTTGCGGGATGATGGAGGCATACTCCGAGATTGATAAGGATGCGGCTATGTTAAACGGCAACACTCCAGAGTTTCGTTTTTCTGAGGATATAGCCCATATTGAAGCAATGAACCGAGAGTTTGTTACTGCGCTGATATATGGTGACACCTCGATAGACCCAGAGAAATTTGTTGGTCTTGCACCTCGTTATTACTCAATTTCGAGCGGGACAACTTACGGGAATGTAATTGACGCAGGCGGAACAGGGGATGACAATACCTCAATATGGCTGGTAGGCTGGGCTCCGTCAACTGTTATGGGAATATTCCCTAAAGGCTCAAAGTCTGGCTTGCAAGTAACCGATTTGGGCGAACAGACTGTTTTAGACAGTAATAGTAATCCTTTTCAGGCTTACAGAACCCACTTCCAGTGGAAATGCGGCATTGCCGTGAAGGATTGGAGATATGTTGTTCGTATTGCTAATATTGACATTTCCGACCTTGAGACGGCAGGCGACACCAGCGATAGCTCCGCAAGCATTTTAAAATATATGTCGCAAGCTATGGACAAGTTACCGCCAAGCGGAATGGTTCGTCCTGTTTTTTATTGCAACAACAGAGTTCGGGCTATGATTCGGGTAAAATTCTTGAACAAATCCAACACTTACATAACTCTTGAAGATTTGCAATCTCCTGTGGCTGGATTGAAGAGACCTACCCTAAGTTTTATGGGTATCCCGATTCGCCGCATTGACGAAATTACCAATACAGAAGCGGCTTTAACCTAATTTTAGCAATTGTTTTTATCGAACAGGAGGTGTTTAATGATTATTGACAAAAACTTAGTAATGAGTGACGCACAGGCTATAACTTCATCTGTTGCGTCATCGTATATTGATACTCTTGCTGCTGGAGACGCTGTTGCGCCAGGTGCAAGGCTAAAAGTTCAAGTTAATACTCCGTTTACCACCGATGACGACGCAACATTAACTGTTTCCTTGCAAACAGCCGACAATTCCAGCTTTAACAACGCAACGACCTTATGCGCAAGCGCAACTTTGGCAGTAACGTCTATTGACGCTGCTGGCGACAATGTTATCGATATCCAAATTCCCTTTGGAGTTGAAAGATATTTGCAGACATATTATGCCGTAGGCACTGGAACTTTCACCGCAGGGAAAATCGATTCTCGCATTGTGGTTGATACAGCAAAGACAATGGACAAAAATCTCTAAACTAATTTAAGGGGGCTTGGAGCAGATGTATGGCTCTTAGCCCCCTCTAACGGAGGAAAATAATGAAGAAAATCTTTTTAAGCGTATTTTTAGCAGCATTCTTAGCTCTTGGCATAGCGTCAGTCGGGTATTGCTCGACAAACGCTTGGGGGCGAACAGACACCAATAGACTGCTTGGCAAGGTTATGCCTGGCTATTTGCAATCTACAGGGACGGCTATTGCCCCAGCTACATCTTTAACTTCCACTCAAGTTGCTATCCCTGTTAGCTATTGTTATGTACAAAAAGCAGTGGCAAATGACGATAACTATTTAGCAGGCACGTTGGAAAACGGCACTAAAGGGCAACTGTTGACTATTTTTATTACTGAGAATAGCGGAGGAAAGAATTTTGTTGTTACCCCGACTACAACTACTGGCTTTACTTCCTTAACCTTTGACGCCGCAAAAGACCAGGCGACCTTATTATACATTGATGACACAACTGGTTGGGTGCTGCTTTCAAGTACAAGCGTTACGGTGCAGTAAAAATTCCATAATGCGAAAATTTTATTCTTATTTAGTTTTAACGCCAGTGGTCTTACTGTCTTTAGTCCCAGCTATCAAACTTGCCATACCAATGCCTACAAAAGACGTTTGGTTTTGGTACGTCTTGATAGCTGGGGCTCTGGGGCTCTACACTCTATTTTTAAAGACTAATATTTTTGTGAAAATAATCGCAATCGGTTCTTTTATAAATTGTTTTTTTAGCTCAGCCCCGTATGTCTCTTTCACTGCTTACATCTCTATAGTTTCTTGCTGTTATTTTTATATTCTATGCACAAAGGTTGAGCAGTGGGGACCGATATTTAAAGCTTTATTGATAGTCCTTTCGATAAATGCTTTTCTTATCTTTATGCAAGCAATCGGGAAGGATACCTTGCTTAGCTTTGGACTTCATAGGACTATACTAACAGGGACAATGGGACAAAATATGCAAATGGGTAGCCTCAGTGTTATTCTATCAGCATTTCTTGTGTCTCTTAATCCGTTAATTTTCGCTCTGCCTTTTTTAATCGGAATTTGCGCTAACTCCATATGGAGCTTATTTTGTTCCGCAGCAGGGGCTTTTGCTTATTTGTTAACCAAAAATAAAAAAATTGCTCTGGTTATATTAATTTCTGCAATTTCAATCTTTTCTGTTCTCGTTGTTAAACGAGGCAAGTTAGGTGACCTCTCTGATTCGGGGAGGCTTGGAGTATGGAAAAGAACAATCAGATTGGCTAATCAAAAACCGCTTACAGGTTGGGGCGCTGGGACTTATAAACACATTTTCCACCCGTTGAGCAAGATGAAGACAATGCCCTGGAAAACAGCACACAATGATTTTCTTCAAATTTTATTTGAGCTTGGTTATCCTGGATTAATTGTGATGATTAGCTTTTTTGGATGGTTATTTTTTTCGTTGCTCAAGGCAAAGGAATATTTATGTTTAGCGGGATTAATAATGGTAGTAGCAGATATGCAAGTCCATTTCCCTATGCGCTGTTTACAAATTGCGCCAATAATTATAGCGTTTTTGGCGTATTGCAATTATAAAATCAAGGAGAATGGTTATGGCAAGCAAACTCGAAATAATCAACTTGGGATTATCGCACATAGCTCAGCCGCCTATTACGCAAGCGCAGCTTGACGCTGAAACAGGCAACGTACAGGTAGAGGCGGCTCTCAGGGTATGGGAGTTCGCTCTTAGCGAAACTCTTCGTGGGTATAATTGGGGTTTTGCTAAAGTGCAAGAGGCATTGGTGGAAACAACTGATTATGACCCTGCTGTATATACCTATGCTTATGTTTACCCTGCAAATTGCGTCGCAATAAGAAAAATAAACGTTCAAACAGAGATTGACAAAGCAATAAGCGAGAAATACGAAGTTATGTATGATTCTGCCAATGAAAAAAAACGGATAGTCACTGACATAGAAGACGCTTACATAGAATACACCTACAATCTTGACAATCCTGCATTATTTGATAGCGTATTTGTTATTGCCTTTGCTCTTAGATTGGCAGCTGAATTGGCTGTTCCGTTGACTGGTGACGATAAAAAGGCGGACTTTTTAACAAGCTTGGCAAATAATGCAATCGGTGAAGCTAAAAGACTTGATTCCACCAATAAGCACGAATCCCACGACGGAAACACGAAATCTAATTTTGTTGAAGCCCGCGGGTAGCAAATGGAGGGGATATGAAAGATTTAGGCAGGACAGAAAAGGAGTTGTATGATAGCCCTGTGTCTCCATCGACTCAAATTGGCCGAAGTATAGAGGGATTATAAATGGCAAGTAGCATTCTAACAGGTCTAACTGTGAAAAAGTTTTCGTCCATCAAAAAGGCCGCTTTCGGCTGCTTACAAGAAACGGTTAGGTCTCTACACCTACTAACAGCCGTATTGGATATAAAAAATCCGCTTCCTGCAAGCAATATAAGTATAAAATACTGTGGAGGTTTTGTCAAATGAGTGGTATTTTGACTGGGGTGAAAGCGAGTTTTGCAGGCGGCGAATTTTCCCCGTCTTTATACTCGCGCGTCGATTTAGCTAAATATTCCATAGGTGCAAGAAAACTTCGCAATTTTATCATCCATCCTACAGGTGGCATATCTAACCGTCCTGGTTTAGAGTATATCGCCACTGAAAAAACCTCAGGGAAGAAAATCCGTCTCCTTCCTTTTGAATTCTCTACAACACAGACCTATGTTATAGAATTAGGCGATTATTACGCCAGATTCTACGCTAACGGCGCGCAGATAGAAGTTGCCGATAGTTGGGATAATTATACCAAATTGATGTTGCATATGAATGACGATGGTCTTACTGATGAGCTGGGAAAAACTATCACTAAACACGGAGACGCCGCAAGGGATACAAGCGTAAAGAAATTCGGGGATGGCAGCCTTAAATTAAAAAGTGATTTAGAGCTTGACTATATGGAATATGCCACCGATGAAGCGGCACAAGCAGCTCACATAAGCGATGACCCGTCAAATCTTCAATGCTATTCCGAAGGGACTATCAAACAACAAGGTTCGTATTCGCTAAAGGTGGTAGCGGCTCAAACGGATAGCTTGAACGATACATTAACCAAAACATTCTAAGGAGGTTTAAATGGCTATATCGCAACCACTTTCGACTGATAAGCTCAGCAATCCAGACCATTCGTTAATGCACAGGATAATAGCGTGTGACCCCGCAGCAGATGTGCAAAGTATTGCAGTGGATTCAGATAATGTTATAGGCATTAAAGCAGGTATTGCCTTTCCCTCCACAGCAGTTCCAAGCGCAGACCCGAATACGCTTGACGATTACGAGGAAGGAACATTTACGCCAGTATTAACTTTCGGAGGAGGGTCAACAGGCATAACTTACTCTTTCCAAAAAGGTTCTTATGTTAAAATTGGAGATTTGGTATCGGTTAATCTCTGGTTCTATCTCTCTTCGAAGGGAACTGATACAGGCGATGCTGTGGTTACAGGATTACCTTTCAGCGTTAGAAACGATATAAATTGTCGTGTGGCGTGGACAGTTATTCCTCGCTTTATTAGTTTCGCAGATATTATAACTGGACACACGCTGGAGAATAATGCAGCAGTTACACTTAGTGAAGTAACCAATGCAGGGGAAACTACTGCTATTACAAATGCGGACTTTATAGATACTTCAAGGTTATATATTAGCGGTGTGTATAAACACTAAAAAAAAAAGAGAAAAAGGAGGAAATTAATGTTAAAAAAACAACTATCACTTCATCATTCGGTAACGGAACTTGGGAATATACAAGTGAGACAAGTTATAAAATATGTGGAAGACGAAGAAGTCAAAAGTGTAAAATATGGCGCCCCTTATACTCCCAAAGATGTTAAAAAAATGGAGGGTTTTGATAACAGGTCAAAAGAAATAGTTGCCACTATCACTGCTCCAGAAGCCAGAGTGGAATTTGAGGGGGAGAAGCAGGTAAAGAAAGGAAAAGGGATTGAGGAAATAATCACACACGACAGAGTAATTGAAGAAGACGGGAAGATAGCAGTCAGGAAGATAATCAGGACATTTGATAACGGGGTTGAGGTGTCAAAGAAATATCACCGAAGCTGGATAATGCCTGGCGATGATTACAGCAAAGCAGATGCGGTGACAAAAGCATTGGCGAAGAAATTGCATGCGCAGAGGTTGTGAAAGAATACAAAAAAAGTTAAAGGAACAAATAAAATGATACCCCTAATAATTAAAAGTTTGGCAGTAATATCGTCAGCCATTCTCTATCGTCTTGGAGGACAGTCAGGATACAGCAAAGCTTTCAGACGCTACGGAGTGCCAGCGGTAATTGGCGCAGTTGCAATATACAACCAGAACTATTTAGGGTTATG